AAAAAATATGTATCAAACCATGTCCTTGTAATATTACTGAATTGAACACGCATTTTTAATGCTGGTAGATATGTTGATACACCGAGGATATGTCCATTTTTGCTCCTTTCAACGTCTGCAACAGGCACTTCAGAGTATGGAATGTATGGAGTATCAGGGGGATAAGGAAATTGTAGTTTTTGACCCAGCACAGCTATAGCCATATATGCTGCAACGGCTGCCGTGACTATCTTTATGCGCCAGTATTGATCCGACGCAGATGTGAATGTCTTTAAAACCGCCTTGTCGGAGGTCGGAGTAAAGTCGGCCAGGCGCACAGTCCATGATGAGTTATCCGGTGATGATTCAATGGATACTGTCGCACCTGCGGTATATAAATTGTGCCCAATTATTGCCAGGCAGTCAGCGCTTTTTGCCGCACCGCAATCAACAGTGATGTATTTCGTGCCGTGGCTTGCGGCTTTCCAAAATGTATATGGTCTTAAATCTATCAGATTTAATACATCATAGCCTGTTTCCGTGTCTGTTGCCACTAAAGTGCCGTCTGTCAGTCTGTTGTCATATAGTATTATCGGCGTCTGCATCAGTTTACCCTCATACCATCATCTATAGCTTTTTTAATCGATGGAATCAGCTCTCTTGCAAAAGCATCGTGGTCAACCACATTGCCGGCAATATGGATGTTGACTACCATCGGGCGCTCAGATTGCTTTGTCTCTGTCTCCCATGTATTTGTTGTCGGCGTGGAATATGAATATCCCCCTCCGCCTGATGGCACAGCAGCAGTTGCAGCCCCACCACCTGGCTGCATAGATGCTATTGCTGCAACACGTGCCATCCCGAATGCAATTGCAGCGGCTGCGGCTGCGACAGCTAATGTAGGACCCACGACAGGTATTCCTGCCATCGCTTTATATGCAGCTACCGCTGCCTGATACGTGTCAATTGTTGTCTGTGCAATGGCAAATGCCTTGTAAATATTAAAGAATGTTTTACTCTGCTGACCTGAAAGAGCATAAAACGCCTGTGCCGCCCCAGCCATCATACCAAAAGCATTTGATGCTATACCTATTCTTTGTTGTGTATACATCTCTTCTTCAGCAAGCTTTAGTTCGTTGTAATACTTCATTTGTGTATAATCATCAATGTATATCTCTTCCATTAATTTTTTCATAGTATTATAGTTTTCAAGAGCCTGCTGGTATCTTTGAGAATATATATCTTTTCCCGAGTATATGTCCGATATACCCTTGAGTGATGCTCCAGTCTTTCCGAGACCCTGACCAGCCTCACCGCCCACTTGATTGGCCATATCCATGAGTTTTGTCCATGTATCGTCATAGCCTTTTTGCCTATATGTTGATTCTTTTTCGAGTAATTTATTCAATTCGTTCTGTTTACTGATTTGTATATCAAGAATTTCAAATGCAAGCTCCCTCTCGGTCAATTCAATCTGTTTTTCTATTATTTCTCTTTCTTTTAAAAGTTCATACATTTTCTCTGTCGGATACAACAGGTCTTCCACATAACCTATTTGTTCAAGTGTAAGAGATATTTCATCTTTTTTGTTCTTTAATGTCTGTATTTGTATCTCATTTTTCTTTTGTGCTAAAACGGTTTCATTAATCAGACCTACCTTTAAATCTGTTTCTAATACTTTGATTTGTGACGCAGATTCAAGCTCATAGATTCTATTTTTTGTCTGTTTTGCAAGAAGCACAATTTTATCTGCAAGTTTTCTCTCTTCTTCATATGATTTTCTTATTCTTTCCTCTGATTCTTTTTCAAATTCTGCCCAGTATTTGGCGAGCTGAGCAGTAACCCATTTTGTTATAAGTTGTTTGTTTGACCCTTCTTTTTCAAATTCTTTTGCTCTATGGTGAATATATTCAATTTCAGTCATTGTTAATTTTGCTATTTCTTCTTCAATCCGCTTGTTCGTATCTTTAATCTTTTTTAAATCAGGTGTGGGAGCTGGCAATGATTTGCCTCCACCGATATCGCCGTAATGGACTAACCCTTTCCACATCTCCGCCTCTGTTCCTGCCTGCCCTCCAGACATAACCCTCTTTAACATTTCAATCTTTTGACGGGTTTCGTCGCTCCTGCCGCCTACGGCCTCTATTTCAAGTGCAAGTATTTCGAGGTGGTCAATCATTTCTTGGGTTTTTGCATCAGCTTTAAATGTAGATAGAGATTTTTTAAAATTCTCCATCTCTATCTCTGCTTCTCTGACGCTCTCATAATGATTAATTGTGACATACGTAAGAACACCCAGGCCTGCCGCTACAAGCCCAATTGGCGATGCTAATGCTGTTAAAGCTCTATATGATAATATCTCTAAAACTGTTATTAATTCCCGTAATTGAGTTATTAATTTGCCTGTTTCTAATGCCGCTGTGATAATTTGAGCAACATAATATGAGCCGAGTGCAACAGATGCGGCAATTAGTGCCTCTTTGAGGTCATAAATAACAGACACGCATGTTTTTACTACTTTCCACAAATTCTCTATTGAATCAACCGCTATTACAAAAGCTGATTTAATATCTTCTGCCCATTTTGCAAGGTCTCCTGATGCCTTAAGTTCCGCCAGGGCCCTGTCCCATGTTTTTAATTTATTTACTGTTGTTTCAATTAAAACACCAAGTGCAGGGCTGAATAATTCTCCAATTTTGAGCTTTACTTCCTCTATGAATCTTGGCAGGGATGTCATGAGCTTGCCTACCGTCCCCATAGCGGCCTCGTATGAGCCAGCAATATCCTTTCCTCTTTCAAGCACAAGATTTAAGGCTATTTGCTGTTTTTCCTGTGATGATAACGATTCTACTGTTCTGCCTGCCGATTCAGCAAACTTTTTATACGCAGATTCGAATTCGACTGTAATGCCGACAGTGCGGAGTATCTCCGGCTGTAGTGTAGTAATGCCATGCAACAACCTCTGAAGCGCTTCGGATGAATTGATATTGCCGATTACCGCTGCATCCTGTGCAACACGGGCAAGTTCCTGTGACTTTGTTAAGTCAAGATTCGCCTGCATCATACGGATAATCGATTGCTGTGCCTCCTGCGTTGTTATGCCCATCTTTCGCACGCCCTCAGAGTATGCCTCAACTTCGGCCTTGCTATACCCGGCATTTTTTCCTACCGTCTGCATTACAATCCCCAGGGTTTCAACACGGGCGGCAAGCGTTGCTGATTCCTTTAATGTTTCAAATGCCTTGAATGAGGTATAAAGTGTTGAAAGGCTTCCAATAAGGCTCCTGAATGTGCCGTTAAGTGAGGGCAGCGCAGATGTCAGTTGTTCGGCGGATGATTTGAGGGTTTTCATTGCGTTTTCCGTCTTCTGCAAAACCTGTATCGCACCCTGCCCATCCGCTGTTATTACTAAATTGACAGCATTCATATCTGTGCTATACTCCTTATTATGATAACCGCCTTAATATCAGGCTTGATTGTGTTTGCTTTTATGATCGGAGGATTAGGGCTTATTATAGCATCTGAATGGTTTTTCGGTATCCTGTGCATAATCATCTCCGTAATAATCTTTCGTAAGATATAGCGATTTTCTCCATTTCATCCTCCAGAATACCTATATCAAGCCATTCCTGAAGCGATAAATCGTTTGCAGCAAACGGATACCCGGCTTTTTTAAGTCTCCACAAAAACCATATGTGAGTAAACCATTCACTCGGTTCATACGGTTTGGCACCATCGCACTCCGCACATTTTATTGCCAGAAGTTCCCCGGATGTTTCTATACATTTTTTCTTTTTCTCCGGGGTGCATCTGGCCGCCAGCCTCCTTAACTCCTCGCCAAAGGGGGGATATCCTCCTCAATTACAGTCTCAATCTCCACGTCGGTATCTGACGCCACACGAGCGCCCTCAAAAACAACAGTTGCAAAAGTGGATATAATATCTGATGCTGTTCTTGCAAGAAGACCCTTCCAGTCTTCATAATAATTCGGGCTTTCAGGATCCGATGAGATAGGCTTTCCCTTGACACCAAAATCGCCTTCTCGAAATCCTGTTAATATTGCAAGCCCCAAATCAAGTTTAATCCTTGGATTCATAATCAACTTATTGCCTTTTCTTTTATACAATCTGGTCTGATATTCCACTTCTTCCTGCGTTGTGGGATTTCTGTAATACAGCTCTATTTCTGTCCCTGACCTGGCATCGTTTATTACTATTTTGTTTACTGCCGATGCATCTAAATCACGCATAAAACCTCCTTTTTTTGGTTAAATGTGAAATGTTTAGCTATGTCTTATCTTTATCTCTCCGTTTCCGGCTGACAGTGTCGGGTGTGCCGTAAAAGAAAGGGCATATGTCGCCATACCCTCCCTGCCGCCTAATTTTGGAGGAGCGATCACCGTGTCGCTTAATGTGATTACATATTTATTGCCGGCGGAAGACCCGATGGTTGCTGTTATTGTCCCTGCATCTCCATCCTCCCAGAGGTCAAAGGGGTTGAAACTTGAAAGCGCAACAAGTTCAGGGTCTATACTGCCTTCAACTTCACGCCCCACAATACTATAACGCAGTATGCCGTTTGTTGCGTTTGCAGATAATCTTTTTGCAATTTTATTTTTGATTGTTACCTCAAAATTACTTATTATCCCTGCGTATGAATGCACTGTAAATGTAGCACTGTTGAATATTGGAGGTTTGATGCTTGTCGCTTCATACGTCGGGCTTGGAAATGATGTACCTGTTATGCTTGCCTTTCCTCCCCATAGCCCCAATAATGAAAATTCAAGTGTTGCAATTTCATTTGCCTTTGCTGATAGCTTGATGCTTTCTGTCATGCATCCGAGCACCTTCCAGAGTATACCATCCTGATAAAAATATATTGTGCAGGATTCACCATCTGTTGAGCTGTTGGGGTCATAATCAACGTATGAAGCTCCAATTGTCTCTGTGAGGTTGGCTGCACGAAGCAACGCAGCTATTCTCGGCGGGGTTGTTGCTGTGCCAGAGCCTCTTACTTCAACAGAAAATGATATTTTTACACCTTCACCGAGGGGGATTTTCTGAAGCGAGCCAAAATATGGCAGCATAACTTTTCTTTCCCTGCTTGCATCAACGATTTCGATGTTGACTTTTCCAGTGAGAAGGGCATTTGCAGACACAGTAGGTGTTGGGTCACTTCCGTATGCTGTCTCTACCTTAGCCAGAATTAATTGTTTTTCTTCAAGGCTCATTATTTATTCCTCCTTTTCTGTGATATTTGGCACGAATTCTTGTTTAGCAATATCATAACGATATGTGCCAGGCTGTCTGTCCATGCCTGTTACGGGCGTCCCCAATGTATCTGGGTCTTCCTGTTTCGTGCATTTTTTTCCGAGCCGTTCAGCCATAGCCTCATCGTTTAGATTCTCCTTTTGCGGTTTGCCGGATGCCGCCGTTTTGTATGATCCGGGTTGTCTATCCATCTGTCTATCCTCCTTTTTTATGTTGGCACGTCAAGATAATGACGTGTCCTGAATGATACTGTATATGCAATTATGCCATCATAGTATCCATTTAACTCTCTTTTTATGCACTTGAAAGGTTCT